TCCTCGATTGGTTGGGTACATGTAGGGCATGTTACATTATCTGTAAAGAACTGATGCTCCTTAGTAATGGTTGATACCTTCTGGGATATCTTACCCTTCAAATCACCAAGAGTACGTAATTTTTCTGTAGCACCTGTTACTTTCTCCTGTTCTTCTACTAGATCAGAAATGTTAGAATTTGTTAACTCATTATGTTCAATATGAGTATCAACTTCAACCTGTAAGGTTTTAATCTTCCCATTCTTTTCTTCTATATTTTCCTTACTTCTAGTCTCCAACTCTTCAATAAAATTCTCCTGCATCTTAACCTTATCATTAAGAGACTCCTTCTTAAGATTAAGAACTTTAATTTCTTCTTTAACTCCCCTAAGCTTTTCTTTAAGTAAATTATTCATTGAAGAAAAGATCTTAATATCCAAAAGATCCTCAATAACCTCTCTACGATTAGTAGCAGTCAATTGCATAAAAGGAACAAATGTACTAGATCCTAAAATTACAATCTGCGTAAAAGATTTGTAATTCATCTTAATTACATTCTGTTCTAACCACTTCTGTTGATCATTAACATGAGAGAATTGATCCATTATATTACCATCTCTCCAGATCTCAAATATATTTGGTTTTATTCCTCTTACAACTTTCCAATCAGTAGATCCAATAGAAAACTCTACTTCAACTCTACAATCTTTATCATTAACAGTATTAACCAACTGCCCTTTATTAATTTTTCTAAAAGGTTTACCAAATAAACTAAAAGTTAATGCATCTAATACTGTACTCTTTCCAGCACCATTCGTACCAACAATTAAGTTGGTAGCATTCTCAGTAAAACTAATATCAATATATTGGTTACCAGTGGATAGAAAGTTCTTCCAACGTACCTTCTCAAATAAAATCATGTTTTATAGCTGGGGGAACTACAATATCATCTGAAGTAATGACCGTGTAGTTATAATCATGTATTTCACAAGTTTTAATCATAACTTCATCTTCAACCTCAATAACATGCATTTCAGGATAATCCTCTTGTTCTAACATCATTGCATAGCGTACAGCATCATCTTCTTCTTCAAATAGATAAAGAATTTGATTACCATCAGTATCAGTTACAGAATAAGCTCCTTCATTCTCTTTACCTGCAACGGTTAAAATATACATTAAACCAACTCACAGGCTTCTTGATAGACTTCTTGGAGCATTTTTTGAATTTTAGATTTATCTAAATTTACATCTGCCTCCTCAATATACCTATTGAGAATTGACATAGTATCTTCAGATTCATAAACTTCATCATCATTAGAATACCATCCATTAAAATCAAAGTTTTCTACTACTTTAATTTCCGCAACATTAGAATTATACAGCTTATCAACAAATTTTTCAAATTTCTTAGTATCAGTTTTTTTACGAACTACAACTTTTACAATCTTACCTTCATATTCCCGTGTATCAAAAGTTTGATAATTAGTATCTTCATAATGAATTTTATAAAACATTCGATAAGGATTATCTATAGGAGTATGTTCTAATGTTTCAGTATCGAAGAAATGAAAACCCTTTGTCTCATCTAAATCATGCCAATACAATTCATATGGATTACCTAAGTAATGAATATCTTCCTGATGAGATCTTGTATGAAAATGACCCGAATAAACTCTTTCAAACCCTTTAAATATATCTGCAGGTGTACCATGATCCATAGTCACCATATTATTAACTGCAAATCCATTAAGTTCTAAATGTCCCATCACTACCGGACACTTTGTTTTCTTAAGAGCTTTAAAAGTCATTTCTTGGTTCTCAGAATTAATCCAAGGAACCATCATTATACCTAAACCATCTATCTTTATTTCCGTTGCTTCCGAGTAAACATGTACATTATCATACTCACGAAGTAATAAATCTACAGCATTTACATTATTAGTATTCTTATAGTATGCAGTATGATTACCTACAATAGTATGGACAGTTATGCCCATCTTTTTTAATTTATCGTAATAATTATCCTTTGCCCAGGATAAAGCCGAAAAGTCGATACCTTTACGGCTGTCGAAGGTATCACCCATATCAACAACCGTCGTAATACCTTCCGAATGTAAAAGAGGAAAGAAGACATCATTATAAAACTTCAAAAAATAATCATGAAAAAGCTTAGAGTTCTTCCTAGCTCCAAAATGCTGGTCGGTAATTATTGCTATCTTCATTCAATTATTACGTAATTTAGAATGAACGGCATCTTTGATTTGATTATACTCGCTAAAACTTGATCCGTCAATCGTGTTATTATTATCAAAAACTTCTGAATAACCAGACTTCTCAAGTATCTTATTCTTAATTTCTAACTGTCGTTTCTCTCTTTGTATTCTGCGGAGAAACGCATAATGTATAATCTGCGTAAAGTAAGCAAAAGGATTTTGGGATTTCT